TTTCACAATTACGACTAATCTCCTTTACAAAATACACACATCTTGGCTTCTCATCATCATCAATTGGTACGCAAAGAAACTGACCATTCTTTAATCTAGGTGCATACCATGTCACATCGTGATAGATATCTACAATTTCAATATCTAAAAAGCTAGGTCTAAATGCAGTTAGTGGATTAAACTCAAATGCTTTGAACCCTCTATCATTGATACTGGTAAGAGGCAATGTCTCTAAATCACCAATCTCTGGTTCACCTATTAGTATTTGCCAGTCTACTGGCATCTTGATGATATGATTACCCACACGCAATACCAATGCAGGGCTATTGAAACTTTCTAAGAAAATTAGAGGAATATAATGATAATCTACGTTTTGTGGATTGCTATTGTCTAAAATCGCAAAGCGTAGGTCATCAATTTCATCTGGTAATGTTTCTAAATTAAAATATTTGTTTGTGTCTAGTTGTAGTATTCGCATATTGTTATTATAACACTTTCTTATCTGTATGTCAATTTTTCTAGGTCAAACGGGTAATTAGCCTCGTTGTAAAAAGCTTTACGTTGTGTTAAATGTCGTTTAGCAAATTTGCAAGTACTTGTTATATCCCAAATCTGCACAAAGTCTTTGTCTTCTGCTTTTCTTATGCCACGCCCAATAGACTGTATAACCCTGACAAAGCTTTTTCCGGGTTCAATAAGGACCAAATTAAAGATGCGAGGAATATTAATACCCACGGCAGCAACTCCATACGTTGCCACAATAATTTTATTAGTGCTAGTAGCGATTTCATCGTACTCTTCCTTACGTTCTGTTAATTTAGTTTCACCCGAAACAAACACACTATCGGGTAATCTACTTATGAGTTCTTTGCCTGCATTAACTCTATCTACTAGAACAAGAGTATTCCCGGTTTCGTTAATTTCTAAAATCTTCTGCGATATTGCATCAAGTCTGTGTGTATCTTCAAGTAAATGTTTTAACTCACTTTGATAGTTTGTAAACTCAACCTCGTCTTTTAATTGTATGATCTTTACGTGACATTGTGCCAACACACCTTGATCCTGCAATTCACTTGCACTTAATTTACTGATAACTGGGCCCAAACTCACATACAATGATTGAGCCTCAAATTTAGCTTTAGGAATAGTACCGGTCAATCCCCAACGAATCGGTACCTCACTAAACACTCCAGTCAATAAAGTTTTTAATGCATCTGCTTTTGCCATATGAACTTCATCAACCATAATGCAAACAACACCTTCAATGAACTCACCAATTGGCACTTCTGCTTCGCCACTTTTAGTATTCTTTAACATGTTGTTTAAACTTTGCCAAGTACAGATAGTATGTGTTTTTCCATATTCTTTTCTATCACCAAAGTATACGCCCACGTCTAATCCAAGATTAATATAATCAGCTTCCGTCTGTGTGACTAAACTCTTATTGGGGACAATCACAATACTGCGTCCATACTTTTCTACAGTATAACTAAGTGCCGCAGTCATCAATGTTTTACCTGCACCTGTTGCAATCTCCTGCAACGATTGCGGGTTCTTTAAGAAGTTGTTTACAATGTTGATTTGATAATCACGCAACGTGACAGGCTTACCTTCTTGTGGATGACCCTTAGGCCAATTCTTATGAATAAAAGTCGATTCGGACACTTCAGCAAATTCAAATGTTGTGGAGTATTCACGTAGATCATCTAATTCTATATCATACCCTGCACGATCTAGCACTGGTAGTATTTCAGGTAACAAGTTAACATAAGTACTTCCACCTAAACTAAAATAACTTACCTTACCATTCCAACGGCCTAATCGTACTGCAGGTAAATATCTAGCACCAGGTACATCATACTCAAACATCTTCATCAATGCTTTACGTTCAGCTAATTCTAAGCCTTCTAATTTTACATTCACTTCATCTTTGATGATTAGTTTACATGTTTTCATATTTCTCTTTTAATGTTTTTTCTAGGTCGATTGGCTGACTATCTACCAAAAATATAGTTTTACTCAATACATCGGTACTAAAACTAATTAAGGTTTTGTAACCTGGATACCATAATGTAAAATCAATGATAACAGGAAACTTATATTCTCGATTTAGTTTAATTGCTTTAGATTCAGTTTTTGCATCAAGCCAAACAAAGTCTATATTGTTCTTTGCGAGTTTATCTTTCAGTATATGTTTTTTATGCAACTTACTACTATTGACATGTGCTAATATTACTAAGTCACTACCTATTGCATTGATATAACTCACTACATCATCAAGCTTGCTAATATCTAGTGTAGGGTTAACTTCTGTTGCTAGTATGATATTTTTAGCATTTTCATTGGTTTCACCGCATACTTTTAATAAGTGTTCACTGACTGAATCATCAATAGCAACACCACAACTTACTAATTTAGCAAGTGTAGCAATACTCACTTCTTGATTCAGCAAATCATGTATTGCATTATACAAGGGTTCATTAATAGATACAACATAATAGGAATTGTTAGTATATATTAGTGTTGGATTCCAATACTTAGAGTCTTCGTATTGACTAAACTCTGCTATAACATTCTTAATGATATTGCAATAATTGGTATTGTTAAAGTGCTTTTCTGTATTGTGAATAATGTATTTAAGTGTTGCCTCACAGAAAGGAGTATACCAAATTCTTTTATCACGATCCCAAACTATATTAACTTTGTATTTCTTAAGTGTGTCAACATACTCTTTTTTATAAGGTGTACGTATAATGATTTGATCATCTTCTACGTTAATATGTGCATCAGTATATTGAGGTATGCTTTGTATAGGATTAACTGTCCATGGTAGACCAATCAACTCATTACTATCTAATTCATGTTTGGCAAATTGTTTGTGATATCGCACAATGATTTTATCCAATAAACTTGCTTGATTAGAAGTTAAAGGAGTTTTCATATCTCTAACATTAACCAAAAACTTTTTATCATACGTGCCTAAACTAATATGTTGAGCCATGAAATAAATCAGTTGCTCTTTGGTTGTTGGTTTTACAATTTTAGTCATATATCTATTATATACTTATATACAGGGCACTTCAATAATAAAGGTAAAAAAATAGGGACCGAAGTCCCTATAAAACTCTTTTGGAGAGAGAGTAAGTTATCTAGTCATGCAAGTACTAACTGCAAGATTTTTCCAGTTAGTAGGGCTAATCTTAACTAAGTCTGCAATTTTCAAACACATACGCAAACTTAATTCACGTAGTCTAGGAAGATTTTGTTCCATGAACTCTAGGATTTCTTGAGGTTGATTACCATCAAAATCATAGTCTTTGAACAAACCACCGTCAGCATCCCTATGCACTTGCTTAATACGCAACAACTTGTCACGCTCACTATCAATTGTCAAGTCTAAGAAGTGACAACGTGACTCAAGTGCCTCCAAGTGATCTTGCAATTTCTTGCTTTTAATACTTGAGAATTTCAAGTTTGTGATGAACACAGCACTACCATTGAAGTTGAAACTGTCGGGGATACCTTCTTGTCTCAATAGTCGTGAATCACTATTCCAGCAAATCTTTCTACGCTTACCTGAATCAAGGGCAGCCTTAAGAATGTTCAATGCCAAGTCATCTTGAAAAACTGAATCACAGTCATCAAACACTAACACATTTTTACTATCAGAATATCTATACAATTGTGCATACAATCCAAGAGCAGTCATTGCACCTTTTACAATTGTAAAACGTACTTTCTTACCTGCAAGCTTGTCAAACATACTTGCTTTTTCCAATTGCAATTCAACACCATATGATTTACCAACTCCAGGGGGGCCTGATACAATCATAGCACGAATGTCGCCATTGATGGCCGCTTTTGACATTTCATCCAATACTGCAAATCGTGTTGCAATACGGTCCATTGCTTGCTCATCAGTTTCTGTAACTGTTGCTGTCTTTGCTTTAAATTCAACTGTCTGTGTCATATCTACCCCTTCTGTAAATTCAATGTCATGTATACTGTTTACTTTGATTTTCACGTTTTCAATATCAACTTGCGGAAAGTTACCTTCATTTTTGACTGTAATATACGCACCTTTTTTACCTGTTTGAAACCCTTTAACTAAGGTAAAACTTTTGTTAACAACTGTCTGATTGCGATACTCGCCAAATTTAACTGAAACTGTAGTCATCAAAGCTCCTGTGTGTTAATCAATACAAGTATTATAGCAAATAACCGTTTTATTGTCAAATTACTGTTGTTGTAAAGATACAACACTTCTTGTAATTTGATTCAAAAACATCTTTTGCTTTGTAGCGGGGAGCTCCTCAAACATAGCACCTAAAAGAGAATTATAGTAACCTGCAGTAAAAGCATAACTATACTTTTCCAATGATGCTACATCAAACTCATTCAATGCAGTTTTAAATTCATACTGATTTGCTACTTTTGACATGTTCGACTCCTTTAATCAATCAATACATGTATTATATAGCCAACCCGATTTATTGTCAAATTTCGGTTAATTCCCACTTTTTAATACTTAAGTATTCATTTTCATCAATGTGTCTAACGAAGGATTTACCTTTGATTTTCATAATACTTTTAGTTTCAAAAAGCCGATCCCAAATAGAAAGTAACTCATTTTTAGGGTCTACTGCTACCATTGCTAGCGCATTATAGTCTGTTTTGAACCAATACTCTGTTGTTTTATTTGCTTTTGTCTTTTTGTGTAGTTTACCAGTTGGTTTTAGTATAAAATTTTCTGTAGTGGGTGGAGTCTCTATCTTTAGTTCACATTCACTTTTTCTATAGATATCTTCAAATCCAGTATCATAATCATAAAAGTCAGGCAATCTATATACTAACTGAAAGAAATCTTCGGTTACTTTAGTTCCATCACCGTGTATAAACTTGTTCAAGTCTTCTCTAAAGTGTGTGAGTTTTGTTCCTTTAAGCTTTAACATCATAATTTTTTTACTATAAAAATCTCTTATGATTTCAGCTTTGTTTCTATCTTCGGGTGAAACTTCTCTAAAGAACATAGGGTCTAGTAGATAGTTATCAGATGGAGGATAAATCTGTTTAGTTTCTCTTAACCTTTTTGCAACACAACTTAGTACTAACAAGTCCTCATTGAGTTCATAAATTTCATATTTTTTATAATTCTCATTATGCCAATTAAAACTAGTACCATTGAATCTATCAGATAGTCCAAGACCAGTGGCACCGAGCGTAATGCTTTGAGAAAAGGGATTCGTAGTTATACCTAAACCGTTACCAACCGTTATTTGATTTAGTGCTATACTAGGGCTATAACCACTACCAATCATTGTATTACTCATAATGATACATCTTCCATTCCAGCTGTTCTTAATCTTACATTGTGACCTAACATAAAGTTCTTACTGTCAAGTCCCTTCATTACACCTAACCAAGTGTTACGTACCAATGCCACTTCATTGATTAGTGTTTCGTAATCAACAACTTCTTGCTCACCGTCAACATACTTTTCAGCATCACGGCTAGTCAATACTCTATTATACGCCTCTAGGTATTTTTGAAAATGTTTTCGGCGAATTTTCCGTAATTGAATTTGAAGGAAATTAAGTACAGCCTCAACTTCTTGAAGTTGATTAAAACGATATTCCATTACTCCCGGTAAACTTGCAATATTCTTTTCAAGATTACCGTAAATCTTTACATCGTTTTTGGCTGAGTTAATTTCATTTTGATGGTATGCTATAAAGTCTGGTAGCAATGATAAGTCATCGCTAACACGTGAGTACCAATGTGACATTTAATTCCAATCGTCATCGTTGTCACTATCTTCTTCGTATTCTTCGTATTCTTCTTCAGTATCATGTTGATCGGCATAATACTTCAATGCAATACCAATATCCTTGTCACCACGAAAAGCATCTTTAATATCATCTGGTTCGTAGTTGTTTTCAATCAACAATGTAATCAATGCATCAGCCGCATCATCACGATCATTCAAATCTATATGATTGCGCAATGTGTCCCAAACTTCTGCTATAAAACTTAAATCACTCATTTTATACTTCCTCTACATCTTCAACAGTTTCTACTTCAACATTTGCAGTTTTGCCAAATTCTGACATTACTTTGTCTAAACAACCATCAGTATTTGCTTCCCATGCTTTGCGAAATTTCTTAATGATTTCACCATCTAGTGTTGTATACACTAGACTATTTCCTTCTTTTTTAACTAGTCCGCTACCTTCAATCATATCAAGTAGACCTGAGTAAGGACTCATTCCAGTTTCATATGGAATCTTAACTTGTACACTTTCAAAAGGTTTAGCATAACGTGTTTTCATAATCTTACACGCCGCACGAATGCCTCGTACTTCACTAATCTTATTACCTTCTTCATCTTCTTTAAGTTTCAATTTCTTCATAGCAACAAGAATACTACTTGCGTATACAAAGCCCTGACCACCTGATACTTTGTCATCTGGATCAAACATATCTTGTGATGCATATGTATGATTAGTTGCAACTAATCCAATGTTTAAGTTACCAAACATATTAACACAATTGCGAACAAGTGCAGCTAGTGCTTTGGGTTTACGACCCATATCACCTTTCATATCACCCGCTTCAAACTGATTCACATCAGTTGGCGTCAACATCATACCCAAACTATCAATGATGAACAGTACTTTAGGTCTGTCTTCGGGTGATAGTGTTTTGTAGTCTGATACAAATTTTGTAATTGTCTTGGCTACGTCATCAATCATAGCCATATTTAATTTTAACAATTTTTCTTCTGATGTGTCCACTCCGAGATTATGCAACCACGTTTCGTCCAGTGCATTTTCCGAATCAATGAGCACCACATAGATACCTTGTTCTTGTGCATGTCGTACCAAATTTCCTGAACAAATGTAGCTTTTTCCACTACCGCTTTCTCCAGCAAATACAGTAACTTTACCCAGAGGCACACCTTTGTTAAAATCACCACTAATAAGATAATTGAGTGCATAATTTCCTGTACTGATCCAATCGGTCGGATCATTAAACCCTATACTAAGTCCATCAATAGACTTAGTTATTTCTTTTCTAAACTTACTTACGTCAAACGGCTTTACCAAATCGTTCCCCTTATCAATTGTATATATTACCTGTGCACACCGTTAGTGTACACACTAAATGGTTGTTTGTCTAGCAAATCTGGACATTTTTCTGCCATTGAATCCAATTCATAATCACTTGGATAATGACGCAATGCACCCCTTGCTCTGTCACGCACTATGCTTGGTACCCTAGGCGTTTTACCTGGATCACATAGTTCTTCTAATAGTTTTTTACCTTGCTTAATGGCACGGTATCTTTCATCAGGTAATGTCATGTGAATTCTCCTTAACAGAGGGAACTGTTGTTCCCTCTTATACTATCAAGCGGCAGATGCTGCTTTTCTAGCTTTAATCATTGCTAGAATATCTTGCGCTTTGTCACTACTAGGAGCTGATTTAGGAATTGATACGGGAGTTGATACTGCCTCTGGTTCATCATCTGCTACGGGTCCTGTTGCGGGAGAGGATGCGTTTTGTGAATTTCCCTCTGATTGTTTATCCGCTGTTGTACCTGCAGGTGCATCTAAACCATATGGTCTATAGTAGTTGCCCCAACGTTCATTGTCGTAAGGTTGTCCATCAACTGAAGCCTCAAACATTTCTTTCATAATACGCAATTCTGCCTCGCCTGGTTTCTTAGGCAAGAAGTCTGCAAGATTATATAAGCCATGTGCTTCAATGGCTTCTTGTTCAGCCTCTGTTAATGCACTTTCTTTACGTGCCCAATTACTTGTTGAATAATCGGCGTAACCACCTTTACTAGTTTTCTTAACGTTAAAGTCAAGACCACGTAAGTAATCTGTTGGCAATTCTTCCATCTCTGGATCCATCAAACTTGATTTGATAATCGTAAAGATTTGTGGGCTAATGATGAATCTACGAATAGGATTCGCAGGAGTCTTGTCATCACCCAATGGGTTTTGACGTACAAAACCTTGAAACAAATAACTGCGTTTCTTCCAGTATTTGTTAGCCATTTCTTTCAATGACTCGTCTTTGTACCAGGGTCTTACTTCTGATAGAATCGGACAAACTGATCCATCGTTATACATTTCTACACAAGGTACTTGTACAACAACTTGTTTAACATTTGGATCACCTTTAACGCCATTAAATGGCAATTTAATAATTTGACGCTCTAACCAAAAGAATGTATTCTTGTTATCTGCATCTGGTAAGAAACGAATTGTGGCTGTTGTGCCTTCGTCCATATTCCAGTGTGGGTAGATTGAGTTGTCAGATTGTTGGTTGCTACTTGAACCGTTTGACTTGTTTTCTTGTGCCGCAATACGTGCACGAATTTCGCTTAGACTTGCCATAATAATATTTCCTTATAAATTGAGATGGTCTCGTTTTTAATATTCGCCACTCCCTATGAGTGACTAACACAGAAGCTATTATAGCGAATAATAACCTCTCCGTCAATGTATTTATGCCAGATGTGGTAAACCGCACAAATAAGTGCGGTTTTATTTACCCGTTTATTTAATTAGTTTTAGAATGTGTTTTAATGGGTCAACACTTTCATTTGCACCAACAAGTTTACCGATGTTGTTATTTTTAACTTTTTCAGTTGGACCTAATTGACCTACACGCTTTTGGTTAGCATCTAAATCTTCCGCCACACCTTGCTTTAGACAATGTTTTAGTTCTTCAACGGCTTCTTCGTATGAATCGTAGCCTGCATTATCTATATTGTAAGCATAACACTTCATATACCATTGGCCGTTGCCAGGACTTGATTCACGGTCAATACCAACTTCACCTACTGGCTTGCCGTTCTTCTTGAAGATTTTTCGTTGTTGGTCTGCATGGCCTTCCTTCACACCTTTTTGTTTATCCCACTCAGCATCTGTTTTAACATTATGTTCTTTGCCGCCGGGTCCGATATCAGCTACACGTGTACCAATTGGTTTATTGGTACTAACTGTAGCCATTTTCTTAGCATTCTGTGCATGTGCTAATTTCTTTACATTGCTTACCATCTTAGCCCATTGTTGAGGAGTATAGCGACCAGCAATGAGTCCATCATCTTCGTCATCATATTTACCTTCTTTTATACCCTCATCTAAATCACTATCTTTAAATTCCATTTCATCGTACTTGCTGTGTTGCCATGGCTTACCAGTTCTACTATCAATGTCTTCGCCATTATCACCATAGTCACTATAGTCAGCATAATCATCATATACAATTCGTACGCCATCAAAATCACTGTTGTAGTCAATAAAGAATTTTCTTACTTTACCGTCACCACAAATAATACCGCGCTCTAGAATTTTTTCAACAGCTCGTTGTGCATCAATGACACGATCCATCATATTCTTTTTCTTTGGATTCTTGTCTTTTTTAACTTGATCTGCGATAGCACTTAAATCTTGGTTATACCAAGCACTTGCTAATGCTCTTAGATACTCATCACCACTATTACCACCGGGGTTCTCACCAGGTGCAAATTCTTTTAATGGAGTTTCTGCGATTGATTCTGCCCACTCTTCTAATGATTTAATTTCTTTCATATTGTCCTCAGTTATATTTTTACTTAACTTACTTAGTATAGGCATTACACACTCAATACGTGGGTCTAAGCTACTACTCATAAACATTTCACTCAAGTCTTTTTGTTCTTCATCTTCCATTAATGGAGGAGTATAACTTTCAAAGTAAGTACTATACCCTTTTTTACCTGTCATCTTGTGCAATGTCTCACGTAGTTTTTGGTAATGGTTGATACCTTCATTAACTAATTTTTGTGCTGATTCATTGAATTGTCCATTGCGAGTAGCACGAACAAAGCCAGCCATCTTTGAATACTCTTCAACTA